ACCAGGAGCAATCACATTAAACATGTTTGTTGTTTGTGATACTGCACCAACAACAGGTTCCATTACGGTTAGTTTAATGGGGGTGCCATTATAATGCCAACAAGTGAGCAGTGGAAAAATGCGGTTAATTACGCTTTAGCACAGGATGGTGTCATTGTGGATAATAGGATTAATAGGAATTTATTAGTTGATAGTGTGCGGAAGTATTTTGACGATAATAATATTGACTGTCCACCGATGGATTTTAGTGACCCTGAGCCCTATATCCCAGAGGACATTTTGCGTTAGGATAATTCCCCACTAACGGAGGTGCTTTAGTTTTGCTTTATTTCACGTGAAATAATCAAGATGGTTTACCTTTTCAAATACGAAGTAAATAGACGACAAAAAGAGGGGAGCATTATGCCTTACAAAAGCAAAGCCCAAATGAGATACTTCCACGCCAATCGAAAGAAATTGGAGCGGCAAGGCGTGGATGTTGATGAATGGGACAAAAAAAGTAAAGGGAGGAAGTTGCCGGAGAGAGCGAGGAAGTCTAAAAAAAAGTAGGTGATCACATGGAGATCGATCTCTTCTTTAAATATGAAGTCAATAAACGGCTTGCCGGAAAATCACATCTAAGACCTGTGTTTGATGATCTGCACAAGATAGCAGAAAGAATTAGAGACATAGATCCAACACTGTTTATAGTCCGCAACCTTGAAAATAACTGCTATGAAGTGCATTGCCTAGAACATCGTCCAAGCACTTATGCATGGGTGGTTCCTTATCGTTATTTGGATGTTCGTACCCTGCGGCGGGCTATGAAAAATAACATCTTAATGCGGGGCAGAGATATCTTTGATGAAATAGATAAGCATAACGCAAAACTGGAAGAAACCAACAGACGGGATTTCAACAATGAGATAGATGCCAGGGCAAGGGAGGCGCGGTCATTATTTGCAAAGGCCGCATGGGGGACGTAAGCCATGAGAGCGATTGACATTATTAATTATGCTTCAAACAGGCTGTTAAAAAGAAACATAAACATAGGAGATGGGGTGGATTGGATCAATGACTGCCTCTTAAATGAAATGGGCAAATATGCTCTTGTTTATGGAGAGGCAGTATTTAATAATTGCGAACCAAATGAAAGATATGATCTTCCATCAGACTTCATAGCAGTCAAAGCCGTGTACGACAATAAAGGGCACAAAAATACAGATTGGGAAGCTGACGAAACGCAAATAGTGTTTAAAGATAAAGGCGATTACACAGTGAAATATTATAGGAGACCAAAAACAATCAGCTTAGAAGATGTTGAAATAGACGAGCCGGATTGCCACCCTGCGCTGCACCTAGTTATTCCGTACTACCTGGCGTACAGATTCCTCAACGTGGACTTTTCAGCGGACAAAGAAACTGAAATTAGGTATCTGGAATTCCAGAGCAAACTTAATGAAAAATTGGGAGAATTGCAGAAGCGAAGTAGGTTTATAAAAGTATCTCCTTGGATGTGATGATATGCCGAAGTGGGAAATTAACGATTTTTCGGAAGGGATCGTTGATAAGATCGTTGATGATCACCTTACGCCAAATGCACTGAAAGATGCTCAAAATTTCATATCGATTAAATTTGGGAGCGCAGAAACAAGAGGCGGGCAAAAACACCTTAACGAATCGCCGCTCCCTGGGATAACTCAGGGGCTTTATTCTTACTACGGAAATGATAAGCGACAAATTATCACGGTAGCGGGAGGCAAGGCGTATCTATGGGATGCGCTAAGTGAGGCTTTTGTAGAGATAAAAGCGGGGCTTGATAATACAGCACCTACCCTTTTTGAAACATGCGTCAACTATATGGTAGCAGCAAACGGCATAGACCCTCCTTGGAAATGGGATGGAGAAACGGCAAGCTCTTTGGACGATGCGCCTGCTGACGGGCAATTTCCCACACTATATAAAGAAAAATTATTCCTTGTGCCTAAAAGCGACCCTTCATTGATGCTGTGGAGCAAGAGCTTTTACCCCGAAGATTGGAGCGAATTGGATAATTATATGTACGTCAATGAAGGTGACGGGGACAAGATAACTTGCCTTTACAACTTTTTGAATGAGCTTGTTATCTTTAAGCGGCGTTCAATCCATGTGTTGATGGGTACTAATAAGGATGATTTCAGGCTAACAACTCCGGAAACTAAGGTAGGGGCAACAGGCCCCAGGGCGGTAGCACGGTATCATAACTATTTATACTTTGTAGGTGAAGATGGTCTCTATGTTTGGAACGGAATGAGTGCAACAAACATCAGCAGGGAGCGGATACCGGGTCTTTGGAAAAATATTAACATTGAACACTTAGATAAAGCTGCAGTTGTAGCTTGGAAGGGTATGATCTGGTTTGCCTTGCCCGAAGACAGGAGCAGCTATAACAACTTGGTTTTGGTTTATGTGCCTAGTGGCGAAAGTGGCAAGTGGTGGCTATGGCGAGGAATAAACGCTTCTTGCTTCTCGATATTTTACGATAAAAACGAAAACATTCTCTATTCAGGGGATTCTTATGCCGGATATGTAAACCGGCAAGACATTGGTACTGATGATTTCGGAGAGCCGATTTCTGCATATATGGTTCCTCCTACACTGGACAAAGATCCGGAAGTCTTGAAATATTTTTCTACAGCGCAAATAATGGATGCCCCTCAAGCAAATGATGTTGATATTCAAGTGGCGATTGATTACGGAGATTTTACTCCCCTGGAATACGAAGGCGGGGATGATTTAGTAAGGACTTACCGCTTTTTCAATGAATACAAAGGACGGGTGTTGCAGACAAAACTGCTGTGTAATACTACCAAAGGTTGCGAAGTGCGTGGTTTAAAGGTGCATTATGACAAGGTAAGGCTTCCAAGGTGAGATAAATGGCTATTCAACAGGATATAGTACAGCTACCATATAGAATCTCTGATGCAATGCCCAGAGAGCAATTAATTCTTGCTGTAGATCGCAATCTTAAAGAAATAGAGCGCATGTTGTCTATTTTACAGCAATATATGAAGCAAACAGGTAAGCCTATTATTGAAGATGCGGAACAGGTAATTACTCATGATGAAGAAGGAAACGCTGTTATAGATCCTAATAAATTAGCTGATAAAATGGTTGGTCTAAATCATGCTTTACAGATTGCGGAGAAGGCGGTAGGTAGTTTAAACCTTGCTCTTGATGCTGTTTTGCCGGAACACTTATCTGCAGCAGCAATTAAAGCTGCACAGCCGCAGTGGGCTACTCATGCATTGAACAAAGATTACACTGTTATTAATAATAGCCCCTTGGCAGGATATATTGCTTTGCAGAATGTGAAAATCACATATAAGGGTGAAGAGTACTCAGTAATTGATGGAAATACTAATATGAGATATATATGGTGGGATTACAATTATCCCACAGTAATGCAGACAACAGATGATTTTCCAGAATTAACAGATGATGATGTGTTGATTTTTTTCAATAAATTTGGAGCACATCTTACTGTTCCAGGAGCAACAGTTTTGGATGGGGGGTTAATTGTTCCTGGAACGATCACAGCAGATGCATTAGCTGCGGCGTGTGTCCTTGCTAAACATATAGGGGTAGGCGAAATCATTGCTGTGCATATTAAAGCCGGAGAGATCATCACTGAGCACATCTCTGCTGATGGCCTTTCTTTCAACGTTATGCATGGTGGTACAGCTACTCTGGGCGGTTATGACAATATAAATGGGCTTTTATCTATTCTTAATGAACAAGGGATAGAGGTCGTTAGAGCAGATAAAAACGGCATAACAATAAATGCTGGTTCAGTTGGTGGTAACGATGTTGCTGATCTAGAGACACAGGCAGGGGCGCAAGCAAAGGTCGACGCGGAAGAACAAGCACGGATTGATGATGCTAATGCTAAACTGGCAGAGGCTAAAGCATATGCGGAAACAAAGTCAGTAGAAGCTCAGGCAGCAGCACAGGTTTATGCGGAGCAGAAAGCTGCAGAAGCACAGGCAGCAGCGGAAGCTG